GGGTCTTAATCTCGCATTGAAAGCTACACCTGGGCCCCCCACCATCGCTGGTGGGCCATTGTAGCCAGCACCACTCTGTGGTGCAGCAGCAGTAGATTATTATTGTTTTGGTTTATCCCCAGCTGGCCAGGCCTGCTTTATGCTAAGCTCAGGGGCGAGCTCCTAACCGTGCCTGCAAGTCTTAGTTGCTATCACTTGTTAGAATTTTGACTGAGACTTACGTTTACAACGTGAGAAAGGAAAGCTGAAGCGACAGGAAAAGATGTCTGCCAAATCAACTACATGGCTATCAGGGATTGTGGATAGGAAGTTTTTAATGTGGTCAACAATTGGTGGATCAGGTTGGCTTGGGGAGTCTGTCGATACCGAAGGACCAGTGGGGTCCAGGGTGGGTTGTTTTGGAGATCCGTCACGGGTTTTTGCCATAAACACAGGCGCGACAACCGCGGTGGCAGCAGCCACACCTAAAGTCGCACCCATAAGCTTAAGAACCTGTTGACGGGCCATCCAATATCCAACGGAGTCGACAGACTCCAGAGCATCACGAGCCACACCAGCCTCATAGTCCGTTTGTGCTTGTCTTTGATTAGCCAGCTGTTGCTCAACAGACAACTGGTTTTGATACAACTCCTGCCTACCTTGTGGAGCCTTCAGAGGATCAATGGGTCTGTGTCGAGTAGGGGCACCAACAGTGCGTTCCTGCTCGCCGGGATCACGTGGAATCCACCCCAAATCCATCGCCTCCTGCTCACTGACCATTTGCATCATGCGTTGAGTGCAGCCTGAACAGGCTCAAATAACTCAACAGAATAGGCAACATAGATGTCGCCAGTACCGCCATAGGTCAATCCGTTCAGCGCAGCTGCGGATCCAAAGTAGAGAATGCAGGGCTTAGTATCAGCATCAAGACCAGCTTGTTTGCGGACGTAATAATAGGGCTGGGTGAAGGACCTACAATCAACATCGACAAACACGGCTTCGTCAACACCGAGCGTCGTGCGGAAGGCCTTCTCCTGATTAATACCACCACCAATCCACGTAGGGCCAATGGATGAAGAATCAGAGACAGCGACATCTGCCAAAGAAGTGGGAGCAGTGTCTGCAGGGTCATATGATATCTCGATGAAGGCCTGGCCAGGAATGGAGGTGGCCACCTTAGGTACATAAATGAACCTCAAATACTTCCAAGCAAACTTGGAATAGTTAAGGGCAAGAGTGGAAAGCCAAGGGACAAAGAGAGCAATCCCAGGATTGCAAGTATAACTTGAAAGCAAGGAAGCAAACGTGTCAGTGGCATTACTCTTAAGGGAAGCAATGAGTTCATAATTCTGTACGACCATCTTCCTACCCATTCCAGCCGATAGCGGCAAAACACTCCGTTGTTTGGTCGTGACACCTCCCATTGCAGCGGGGGCTGTCTTACTATAACGGGGTGCCTTCTGTGGTTGGGCATTATTTCGTGTCTTCAGATTTTTATTCTTTTTAGCCATTTTTGGTGCCATGTTTGTATTGGATCCGAGAACATGGACTCGGACTGTACATCTCAATCC